GCAGGAGGATCTGCGGATGTTCTTGGAGGTGACACTGTAAATTGGGGTACGGAATTAACCACAGCATCGGATCATTTAGGTAATTTAACCATAATGAGTGATTGCAAAGTTAAAGCTATAGCTGTCAAGTGGTCAAGTACAGTAGGTATGACTACTGTAAATAATAACGCCACCGTTTCTTTTAAGTTTTCTAAAGCTGCTAATCCTAACTTGAATGTGGTATCAGCAAGTACATGGACAACCGTTGGTTCAATTGCAAAACAATGGAGAACCTCTGACGGAGACTATCCTGGGTTTATTGAAGATGTTAGCGCGTTAAACCTAACATACGAAAAAGGAAATTTATTAGCATTTACCGCATCTACATCCACTGGATTTTCAAATACAGGGGAAGATGTTGAAGTTACTTTAATATTAGAAGGAACAGACTAAAAAAATAACCCTGCCGGGTTAAAGGCAAATTAAATAAAATTAAATAAAATACATGGAAACAAACAATCCAAGCGATATAGTGAAGACACTGACATTCGGTGAACCCGCTAGAAATGAAATAATGCAAGGTGTTGATAAATTAGCAAGCGCAGTGAGGTCCACTTTAGGAGCCTCGGGAAAATGCGTAATATATGAAGATGCCTTGGGTAGACCGGTAATTACAAAAGATGGAGTAACCGTTGCGGAAAGCGTAGTCTTATTACATCCGGTTGAAAACATAGGAGCGACATTAATAAAGGAAGCCGCTAGCAATACAGTAAGAGAAGCTGGTGACGGTACTACGACGGCTACCGTGCTAGCTGATTCTTTGTTAAAAATAGCTAACGAAAGTTTAAATGAAGAAAAAGTTAGAGGTATTAAAGAGGGCATTATTAGTGGTGCTGACAAAGTTAAGATATATCTTGATAAGTCCAGTACTCCAGTTGAAGGTGAAATGCTTAAAAATGTTGCTATTATTAGCTGCAACAACGACGAAGAACTTGGAACCAAAATTGGAGAAGCTTACGAAAAAGTTGGAAGCAATGGAGTCGTATTGATGGAGGAGTCTGAAACGAACGAAACTTACGTGGAATTCGTTGAAGGAGTGCAATTTGATTCAAAATTAAAATCAATACATTTAGCAACAGACAAAGACAAGAGATCTGCCGTTTTAGATAACCCCTACGTGCTTATTGTGTCCTCTCCTATTCCTAATATAAGAAGAATACAAAACGTCTTAGAACACGTTATAAAGAACAAAAGAAGTTTATTGATAGTTTCAGAAGTAGAGCAGCAGCCTTTAGCTACTTTAATATCAAATAAAGTAAAAGGTAATATTAAGGTAAACATTATAGATACACCTGGTTTTGGACCAACAAGGCAAGATACTATAGAAGACCTAGCTATATTGACAAATGCTACTATAATAGATGAATCACTTGGAGATGACTTAGATTTAATAGACCCTAATGTATTAGGTGAAGCAGTTAAATCAGTTACTGATGAAAAAGGTACAGTGCTGCAGGTTGAAACAAATGGAGATATTTTAAATGAAAGAATATCTTTTGTTGAAGATAAGATTGCAGATGAAACTAATCCTTTCTTTAGAAAAAAGCTAGAACAAAGATTATCTATGCTAACTGGTAAAGTTGGTATTATAAGAGTTGGAGCTGATTCCAAAGTTGAATTAAAAGAAAAGAAAGATAGAGTTGAAGATGCCATTCATGCGACAAAAGCCGCTTATAAGGAAGGTATAGTTGCTGGCGGTGGAATTGCTTTATTAAATGCTTCGCAGAAAATTAAACCCACTAACAAAGGTGAAGAGATATTGTTAAAAGCAATCAAAGCACCTTACTACACTATATTAGACAATGCTGGTATTGTAGAGATCAAAAAGCTTACTATTAAAAATAGAGGTATTGATGTTAAGACCGGCAAAGAAGTTAATATGATTAAAGCAGGTATTATAGATCCGGTTTTGGTTACAAAATCGGCGCTAAAAAATGCGGTAAGTGTTGTAACAACAATAATATCCGCGGACTGTGTAATTAGTAATAAAAGATTAGCATAATGAAAGCAATTAATTATTACTTAATAGTAGAAAAAATAAAAGAGGCTCCGAAGAAAGTAGGAGGCTTAGAGCTCACTGAAAAACAAAACAAAGATATTAGATACCTAAAAGCTAAAGTAATTAGTGTTGGTGATCAAGTACCTGTAATAGCTAAAGATGATGTGGTTTGGTATGATAAACACGCAGGGCACGGTATAGAGTGGGACGATAAATTTTACTTAGTTTTAAAAGCTCCCGATATAGTTCTTATAGAATGATATTTACTAGCCAAGATTTAAGAGATATGAATTTGTTTAAGTATTATAGGCTTGTTAGAAGATGGGCTTGTAAAACTTATGATCTTAAAGATGCTGATTTAGAGTTGCTGATATATTTAGATTGTAAAAAACTTTTTACTAGGAATGATTTTATTAATGGTACTTATACTTATAGTTGGGATAAAAATCGCTGGGAGCGATTAAGAAGAGATGGTTGGATTGATGTTTTTAAAGAACGGAATAGAACAACCTCAAAGTATGCTGCTTATAAAGTATCACTAAAGTGTAGTCAATTAATAATGCGAATATATAGAATATTATTAGGACAAGAAGATTTACCGGTTTCACGTAATAGTAAATTTTACAAAAACAAAACATATACTGATAAAGTTTATAATAAAGCTATTGATGATATGATAAACGACAGCGAAAGATAATGGGATTTAGATTAAAAGAATTTTCAGACCTTGTAGGTATAGATAAAGAAACATCCTCTTACAACACTCCGGTGTTTAAAAAAGAACTAGAGGGAGGCATACTAGCTGAGGCTAATAATGACGGCACTATATTTATAGACAAAGCATTAAAAGGTAAGGCTAAGGAGGACGCTATTAAACATGAACAAGTTCATTTAGACCAGATGGCTCAAGGTAAGTTGCAGTATGATAACAATACGGTAACATGGAAAAAAGACACCAAATCCCCCGCTAGAGTATACAAAAGAGATCAAATGAACGAAGGGGCAGAAAATCTGCCTTGGGAAAAAGAAGCATACGAAAATTCATAAAAATGGGATATAAAGCAAAATCAATAACAAGCAAAGCGTCAAGCGCTTGCAAAATGAATATGGCTCTTATAAAAGGAGAGGCTAAAATTGGAGCAGTCAAGAAAGCTGGCATAGGTGATTTACAAGCAGAATTTGACGCAGGGAGACAATCAGGAGAGTCTTCTCCAGCTGAAATGAGAAGCTCCCCAGCTAAATTACCAATTGCAGCTATAGCGAAAGCGGCTCCTATGATATTAGGTGCTTTAGGCGGAGGTAAAAAAGGCGGCGGCGGCGGCGGCGGCACAAAAGTAGTTGTTAATAACTCAGCTGATGCAAATGCAAGTTCAGAAAGTAATAGCCAAGCAGCAAACGCAATAGACCCTAAATAATAAAACATAAGACATGAGCAAACCAATAACTAGCAGAGTAAAAAGATCACCTCTTTTTAAATATTCCCCTTTAAAGCAAGACACGCCAGCGACTGCTGGTGGAAGTGAAGCAGGGGGAACAACAACTAAAAATGTTGACTCTGAGGTAACTGAAAAAAAGAGAAACTACGCAAAAGACGAGCAGGTGTGTTCCGCAGAATACAAAGCTAAAACCGGTAAAGGTGGACCCGGAAGTAAAGAATGTCAAGAGTGGAAAGACACTTCACCTGAGCAAAAGAAAAAAGCAGAAACTACAACTACTGAAACATGCCCACCAGGTTCAACAGGTACTCCGCCTAATTGCACAGTGGAAACTAAAGAAGATGACTTAGATTATGAGGGCACTTTACAAACAGCTAAGCATGGTAGAGTTTTAGAGCCTTGGCAAATAAATCGTTTAAAAAGAGGGACTAGAAAAGCTACAAATGAAAGAGACCAGGCTGCTAGAAGACTGGATAGAAATAAAGGTGTTACTTTTAAAGACGGTAAATATGTATTAAACGACAATGCAACCGCCAAGGAGAGACGTAAGTTTAATAAGCAAAATGATCGATTTATAGATGCCGACAATACAGCAAAAAATCAAACATTAGCAAGGGAGTCTGGTAGACTAGCTGGAGAAGAGTATTACAAAGGGGATAGAGATAGAGGTTTAGGTGAACAATCAGATCCTGAACAAAAAGCTCAATTCAAAAGAGATGCTATAAAAAAGAATAAAGCAGAGAAAGCCGCGGCCGCTGCAGCAGCAAAAGCAGCAAAAGATAAAGCTGAACTCGATGCTGCTAAAAAGGTAGCAGATGAAGAAAACGAACAAAAAGAAGCAGATGCTAACGGCGTAACTACAGGACAATCTAATAGTGAGGTAGGTATTGATGTTGCCCCTATAAGTTTAGGAGGCGGGTTTGGTTCTGGTTTGGATTTATATAAACAATCCAGTTATACTCCCTTAGTAATGACTAAAAAGGGTTATAGTATGAAAGCTAAAAGTCCCGCAACTAAAAAACTGCAAGGCGCTCAAAATACGCTGCCTCCTCATTTGCAAGCGGCTATTAAAGGAGCTCCGGGTAAAATGAAAAGTGCTTTAAAGAAAGGCTACTTTAAAAATAAATAATTATGGCTTACACGCAACCTGAGGAATCTTCAGCAATAAAAAAGCTTAGGAAAACAACTAAAGGAAAAGGTAGACACTTTTTAACCGCAAAGGAAGGAGCTGGTATGACAGCAGCTGGACGTAAAGCCTACAATAAAAAAACAGGCGGGAATCTTAAAGCGCCCCAGCCAGGAGGAGGGTCAAGGCGTACTTCGTATTGCGCTAGGTCTAAGGGCCAAATGAAAATGCACGGTATTAATTGCAGTAAAACTCCGGATAAAAGGATTTGTGCTGCGCGAAGACGATGGAAATGTTAGAACACTTAACTGGAGCATGTGGCGAAGCGCATATAAACATATATCACATTGGTATATTAACTTTAATAATTTTAACTTATGGAACCAAAAGGATTAGGAGACTCTATAGAAAATTTCACTAAAGCTACAGGTATAAAAAAATTAGCAGATACAATACCTGGAGGGTGTGGCTGCAAAAAAAGAAAAGAAACATTAAATAAATATTTCCCATATAAAAATAAATAAGATGGCATATAAACAAAAAGGCTGCAGTCCTATAACCGCAAAAATTAAAAGAACAACCCAAGGGGGTATGGTAACACAACCTATATTAAACATGGGTGCTCCTGTTAAAATGAAAATGTCCTCACCTGCTAAAGATAGATATGACGGGCAATCCATTAAAAAAGGAGAAGATGGACTAGGCTCAATAGGTGGAAATAAGAAAGCTAACAATGCCATGCAAGCTATCCCTTCGGATGATCTTTCTATGACTCCTTATTCAGTAAAAAAAGAGTACGCCAACTTTGTTGAACAAAATCCTAAGGTTAAGAAAACCGGCGTGATACACGGGCCAAAAGTTAGTTACGATATGGCTTATGAGAAAGCTAAGAAAACTAAAAGGTATGCGGGTGTGTCAAAAGCTGATTATATAAAGGAAGCGAAAAGACAAACAAAATCTTTTACTGAAACAGGAAACTGGGATGCCAAGCCGAAAAAAAGGGAAAAGGTAGCGGCTGTTTCAACGATTAAGTCCAAAGGTATTGAGCCATTGACTAAAGAAATAAAAATCGAAACAAAAATAGGAACCTCCGCTATAAAGCCTGAAGGTAAAAAAGTAGAGCCATCAAAAAAAGATGTTCGTAAAGCGGTAAGAAATACTAAGTCAGCTGATAGAAAAGATCAGAGAGCAGCTAGGGTTAGACAAAAAGGTATTGATGCCCTTGCTAGCGGTGACACAAAGAAAGCTTTAAGATTAAAAAGAAGAGAAGCTAGAATTAATAAAAGAGCCGCAGGAAAAAGAAAAAAAGCATCAGAGGCTATTAAATCTAAATAATGAAAAAAATATGGGAATGGCTATCCGGTAACGTTATCAAAGAGGTTGGTAACGTTATCGATAAGCTTACGACAACCAAGGAAGAGAAACTTGAGGCACATAGACTTATAACTGAAATATTAGAAAAAGCAGATAAAGAGGCTCAAGAGCAAGTTACCGCAAGATGGGAATCAGATATGAAATCTGACTCTTTTCTTTCTAAAAATATTCGGCCAGCTGTTCTTATATATTTAACATTTATATTTACGGTATGTGCATTTTTCGATGGCAACATTGGGGAATTCGTAATAGCCGAGGAATATATACCAATATTTCAAACATTGTTAGTAACGGTTTATGGTGCTTATTTTGTTGGAAGATCTTGGGAAAAAGCAAAATCAATGCAATCTAAGTAACATGGCAGCACTTAAGCCTAATTTTAAAATACAAAAAACTACTATAATGCAGCTTCCTGATGATAGATGGAGTTTGCAAGTAGGCTGTCCCGCTTATAGATTTATAGTCGATACTCCCCAGGAAATGATAATACAATATGCAAAATGCTTGTCTGATCCGGAGAATTGGTTCAACGAAAACAAAGCGGCTATGGGGAATAAAGCATTAAAAGATGTTGATTTAGACGTAATTATTAATTATCTAAAGCAAAAATAAAAAAAATAACAATTAAATTTAATTAAATGAGTAAATTAGAAAAAAAAGAGCTGGACGAATTGCAAGCCGGCATACACAAGATTAATAATCTTCAATTGCAAATAGGAGGTATAGAAGCACAGAAGCACGAGTTATTACACGCTATAACCGAAGCGTCTAAAGAGTTCCAATCTAAGCAATCTGAGTTACAGGACAAATACGGTAAAGTAGACATAGATATATCTACAGGCGAAATAAAAGAGAAAGATGAGTCTATTAAGGAAGATTAGCATAGGTAAAGACTATAAGAATGATGCAATGCACTACGCGGTAGGTCAAGAGGTTTACGGCGGACATACTATAGTTAATATTATAGAAGAGAAAGATAAGTACTCTATTTATATACAGAAAGGAGACGACGTGCTACCTTGGAAAGATTTCAATAAAAACATGGCAATAGCTATTGAATATAATATAGATTACTAAATGAAAGCTATTTTTGAGTTTATTGTAAAACCTAAAAACAGCAGAACCAATAATGAAAAAGTAATTGGTGATTCAAAACTTATATTAAATACAGAATTGCAAAATCACAATTATGTAAGTAGAGAAGGTATAGTGATAGCAATACCACTAGGAATTGAAACAAACATAAAAATAGGTGATGAGGTTATTGTGCACCATAATGTTTTTAGAAGGTATAGAGATATACGAGGAAATGAAAAGAATAGCAAAAGCTATTTCGAAAACGACACTTTTTTTGTAAGCGCTGATCAAGTATATGCTTATAAAAGAAAAAATAAATGGGAAGCCTGCAAAGGTTATAATTTCGTAAAACCCATTCATGAAGATAAAATGTTTTCTATTAATTTTGAAAAGCCATTAATAGGGGTTATTAAAACAAAAGATCCAGATCTCAAAGACGTTGAAGAGCAGGATTTAATAGGCTTTAAACCTAGTAGCGAGTACGAGTTTATAATAGACGGGCAAAAGCTATATAGAGTACCAACTAATCAAATCACAATCAAATATGAACGTCAAGGAAACGAAAAAGAATATAATCCAAGCTGGGCATAGAGCAGTAGAAGAATTAATAAAAGTAGCTAAAGAAGCTATCGTTGATTCGGGAGACGATATTACTGCTGATAGATTAAAGAACGCAGCAGCAACTAAAAAGCTAGCTATTTTTGACGCTTTCGAAATACTAAACAGAATACAAGAAGAACAGAACTTACTAGACGATAAGCCGAAAGAGGAAGTTAAAAAAGAGGCTTTTAAAGGTTTTGCTGAAAAAAGATCTAGGTAATGTATAAGCAAAATCTATACAGTGTAATAACGCCAATAAAGCAAAATACTATATCTAGGCTAAATAAGTCTAGAAAATGGAAATACGGCTACAATAAAGAAAATGACGTAGTTGTAATAAGCAAGACAGGGCAGATAGGTGAAGTGTACAATATACAAGGATTAAAAATAGCTTTACCTAAAGTTCCTGCTAAATTAGATAAATCAAATAACAAGTGGACGGTTGAAGAATATCCAAAAGAATTAAAACAAATACAAAGTGTTTTTGATTGGAGGGATTACCCTGATACTTTTCATAAAAAATGGGAACCATATATAGATGAACAATTTAAACGCAGAGAAGAAGGCCATTGGTTCAATAATAAAAGTGTGGCTACTTACATTACTGGCACTCACTTTATGTACTTGCAGTGGTCCAAAATTGATGTTGGGTTCCCAGACTTTAGGGAAGCAAACAGATTATTCTTCATTTTCTGGGAGGCTTGCAAAGCCGACAACCGGGCTTATGGAATGTGTTATCTTAAAAACCGTAGATCAGGGTTCTCTTTTATGTCCTCAGCTGAATCAGTTAACCTTGCTACAATTTCCTCGGATTCACGGTTCGGCATATTGTCCAAATCGGGTTCCGATGCTAAAAAAATGTTCACAGATAAGGTGGTACCAATATCGGTTAATTACCCATTCTTTTTCAAACCGATCCAAGACGGTATGGACCGCCCCAAGACCGAGCTCGCCTATAGAATACCCGCCAGTAGACTCACTAGAAAATCCATACAAAATAAACAAGATCAGGAACTCCTCGAGGGTCTCGATACCACGATCGACTGGAAGAATACAGGTGACAACTCCTACGATGGTGAAAAGCTTAAACTCCTCGTCCATGATGAATCGGGTAAATGGGAGAAGCCGGACAACATCCTCAACAACTGGAGGGTTACGAAAACAACGCTGAGATTAGGAAGCAGAATTATTGGCAAGTGTATGATGGGATCAACGTCAAACGCTTTAGATAAGGGAGGCGAGAATTTTAAAAAGTTATTCAACGATTCTAATGTTTTAAAAAGAAACAGAAATGGACAAACCAAGTCAGGACTCTATTCTTTGTTCATACCTATGGAATGGAACTACGAAGGATTCATTGATTCTTTTGGAATGCCTGTCTTCGATAAGCCACCAGAAGATTGTGTTGGACCTCACGGGGAACAAATAGATCAAGGGGTAATAGAGCATTGGAATAATGAAGTAGAAGGATTAAAAGGAGACCAAGATGCTCTTAATGAATTTTATAGACAATTCCCTAGGACAGAGGAACACGCGTTTAGAGATGAGACTAAAAACAGTATATTTAATTTAGTTAAAATATACGAGCAAATAGACTACAACGAAGACTTAGGTAATTCTAATGTAATAACAACAGGAAGCTTTAGTTGGGAGAACGGAATAAAAGACACTAAAGTTAGATTTACACCAAATCCCAACGGTAGGTTTAAATTATCTTGGGTGCCTACAGTTGCATTACAAAATAAACAAGTAATTAAAAACAATATGAAAAGCCCAGGTAATGATCACATGGGTGCATTCGGATGTGATAGTTACGATATATCAGGTACAACTGATGGTAGAGGTTCAAAGGGGGCTTTGCACGGGTTAACTAAGTTTAGCTTAGAAGATCATCCACCTAATACTTTTTTCCTTGAATACGTAGCAAGACCTCAAACAGCTGAGATGTTTTTTGAAGATGTATTAATGGCATGTGTATTTTACGGGATGCCTTTATTATGTGAGAACAACAAGCCAAGGTTGCTTTATTATTTTAAAAGAAGAGGTTATAGAGGGTACTCAATGAACAGACCTGATAAAATATGGAACAAGTTATCCGTAACAGAAAAAGAAATAGGCGGAATACCTAATTCAAGTGAAGATATAAAACAAGCACACGCTGCGGCAATTGAATCTTACATAGATCAACACGTAGGATTAAAGAGTGACGGGCAATACGGTACAATGTACTTTAATGAAACTTTAAACGATTGGTCAAAGTTTGACATAAACAAAAGAACAAAGTTTGATGCCGCTATAAGTTCTGGTCTTGCCATTATGGCTTGCAATAGGAATTTATACCGCCCCGTACCTCAACTAGAAAAAAGAAAATTAAATTTAAGAATAGCTAAATACACCAATTCAGGTGCGTTTTCCAAAATAATAGAAAAATAAAAATATGGCTGAGTCAGTTATAACAAGTTATTTTCCGAGCCAAATAGCGAGCGATGAAGAAAAGATGTCACTAGATTATGGTACATCTATCGGTAGAGCTATAGAGAACGAGTGGTTCAAAACCGATAACGGCCTAGGTAGGTTTAAAAGTAATCAAAACACTTTTCACAATCTTAGATTGTACGCAAGAGGAGAGCAAGGAATACAAAAATATAAAGATGAGTTGTCTATCAATGGCGACTTGTCGTATTTGAATTTAGATTGGAAGCCTGTTCCGGTTATACCTAAGTTTGTAGATATAGTAGTAAACGGAATGTCAGAAAGAACTTTTGACATAAAAGCTTATTCACAAGATCCGTACGGCGTTGAAAAACGTACAAGGTACATGGAAGCTATCATAAGAGATATGCAAACTAAAGAGATAAACGAGTTTGCGGCAGCCGAATTTGGGGTTAATTTATTTGAAACAGATCAAGAGACTTTGCCAAAGAACAAAGAAGAGCTCGATTTACACATGCAGCTTAGCTATAAGCAACAAGTAGAATTAGCCGAAGAACAAGCACTTAATGTTTTACTAGAGGGTAATAAGTATGATTTAATAAAAAGAAGATGTAATTACGATTTAACCACTATAGGCATAGGAGCTGTTAAGAATTCATTTTCTAAAGCAGAAGGAGTTAAAGTTGAATACGTTGATCCCGCTAACTTAGTTTGGTCTTATACTGAATCACCTTATTTTGATGATATATATTATGTAGGTGAAATTAGAAGAGTTCATTTAAACGAGCTTAAAAAAGAATTTCCTGGTCTTACTAATGACGATTTATCTGAAATATCAAGTCAGTCATACAATAATAACGGCTTTTATGACCGCACGCTGACTAACTATGACGAGGACGATTCAAACACTGTACAAATACTGTACTTTAACTACAAGACTTTTGCTAATGATGTTTATAAAGTAAAAGAAACAGCAACAGGGGCTGAAAAAACTATACCTAAAAGCGATGATTTTAATCCGCCACCAGAATTAATGGAGGAGTACGGAATATCAAAAGCTTCTCAATCCCTGGAAGTTTTATACGAAGGGGTGAAAGTATTAGGAGGTAAGATGCTTAAATGGGAAATGGCTAAAAATATGATAAGGCCAAAGAGCGACTATACGAAGGTTAAAATGAATTATAGTATAGTAGCACCTAGAATGTATAAAGGTCGGATAGAGAGCATCGTATCGCGTATAACAGGGTTTGCGGATATGATTCAGCTTACACATTTGAAGCTTCAACAGGTAATGTCTAGGATGGTGCCTGATGGTGTTTACTTAGACGCTGATGGTTTAGCCGAAGTTGACTTAGGTAATGGTACAAATTATAATCCTCAAGAAGCGTTGAATATGTTTTTCCAAACAGGTTCTGTTATTGGTAGATCATTTACGCAAGAGGGAGATATGAATCCCGGCAAAGTACCTATACAGGAATTGCAAACAGGTTCAGGCGGAGCAAAGCTTCAAAGTTTAATAGCTACATATAATTATTATTTGCAAATGATAAGAGATGTAACTGGCCTTAACGAAGCAAGAGATGGAACAACACCAGACGCTAGAGCTTTAGTAGGTGTTCAAAAACTTGCAGCGGCTAATTCTAATACAGCGACTAGGCATATACTAAACGGTAGTTTGTTTTTAACATCTGATTTATGCGATAATTTATCGTTAAGAATATCTGATATAATAGAGTACTCTCCAACTAGAGAGGCTTTTATACACAAGATAGGCAACCAAAACGTAGCTGTATTAGAGGAAATGTCTAATTTATATTTATATGATTTTGGTATATTTATAGAATTATCACCAGATGAAGAAGAGAAAGCAGTTCTTGAAAACAATATACAAGCAGCAGTTGCAGCGGGTATGATTGATTTATCAGACGCAATTGATTTAAGAGATATAAAAAATATAAAGCTAGCTAATCAGTTATTAAAAGTAAGGAAGAAAGAAAAGCAAATGCTAGACCAGCAGATGCAACAGCAAAATATGCAGGCTCAAGCGCAAGCTAATGCTCAAGCAACAGAGGCGGCTGCAATGGCAGAGGTGCAAAAGCAACAAGCTTTGACTCAGCAAAAAGTTGCTTTTGAACAAGCTAAAGCACAAATTGACGCCCAAAGATTAATGCAAGAAGCTGCTTTAAAGAAAGAGTTAATGCAATTAGAATTTTCAATGAACATGCAGCTTAAAGGAGTTGAGGTTCAAGGTAGAAAGTCTGAACTAGTAGAAAAAGAAGATAGAAAAGACGATCGAACTAAATTGCAAGCAACACAACAGAGTGAATTAATAAATCAAAGAAAAAATGATTTGCCTCCTAAAAACTTCGAATCCAGTGGAAACGATATACTTAGCGGGGATTTCGACCTAGGTTCCTTTGATCCTAGGTAATAATAATAGTAATAATTATATAATATTTTATCATGTCAGAAGAAACACAACAAGAAACTCCAGCTGTTGAAGAAACAACTGTAGTAGAGCAAAACCCAATGTCTTACGATGAAGGCGTTATTAAGGTTAATTTAGACGAGCTTAGTAAACCAAAAGAAGATGCCGTTCCAGAACAAGAAACAAATGCAAGCGATGTTCCTGTCGAACAACCTGAAAACCCGCCAAGTAGCGAAGGAGTGGTTGAAGAAGTACGGGAGCCCATCCAAAATGAAGAACAGCCCGTTCAAGCTGAGGAATCCGTTATTGAAGAAATAACAGATCAAGTAGAGGAACTAACTGAACAGGTTGAGCAAGCTATAGTTGAAGCGGATGCTGGTATTGAATTGCCAGAAAATATACAAAAAGTGGTTGAGTTTATGGATGAGACTGGGGGAAGCCTGGAGGATTATGTAAAACTTAACACGGATTACGCTTCATTAAATGAAACGCAATTATTAAGAGAATATTACGAGAACACAAAACCGTATCTTGACAAAGAGGATATTGATGTTCTCATGGAAGACTTTTCTTATGATGAGGATTTAGACGAAGAGAGAGACGTTAGAAAAGCAAAATTAGCATACAAAGAAGAAGTGGCTAAAGCTAAAAGTCACTTAGAAGGTTTAAAAACCAAATACTATAAAGAAGTTAAAGCTGGATCTAAATTAAATCCAGAACAATCAAAAGCGGTTGAGTTTTTTAATCGCTATAAAAAAGACAACGAGGAGGCAACTAAAATAGCTGCACAACAACAATCTACGTTTAATGCTAAAACAGAAAAGCTTTTTTCCAACGATTTCAAAGGTTTTGATTTCAGTGTTGGTGAAAAGAAATTTCGTTTCAAAGTTAACAACGCAGATAAAGTTAAGGAGAGTCAATCCGACATCACAAATTTTGTCAAGAAGTTCTTGAATGATAAAAATGAAATGAATGATGCGGCCGGATATCATAAATCCTTATTTACAGCTATGAACCCTGACGCGATTGCAAATCACTTTTATCAGCAAGGTAAAACCGACGCAATAAAAGAGACGATGGCTAAAGCCAAGAACATTGACATGGATCCGAGAGGGACCCACGAAACTGTCAAAGCTTCTAACGGCTGGACTGTCAAATCAGTATCAGGTGGTCAAAGCTCTTCCAAGTTGAAAATTAGAAGAAAAAAATAATTAATATTTAAAATTTACGACTATGGCCGCAAACGGATCATTTACGGGTAGCGCAGGAGCATTAGCTCACTTAACGCCACGCCCAACACAAACGTTGTTTAACGACAACTATCTAACTCTTGCAGATTTAGATTTTACACAACAATTCTTACCAGAAGTATATGAGAAAGAAGTAGAAAGATACGGTAACCGTACTATCTCTGGATTCTTACGTATGGTAGGAGCTGAAATGCCTATGGCATCTGACCAAGTAGTATGGTCTGAGCAAGGGCGTTTACACATTGCATACGACCCAATTGTATCTACAGCAACAACTGTAGTTATTCCTGGTGACGCCAATAACAACTCAACTAACCTTATTGGACCTGGTGCTACTATTGTAGTCGCTTCAGCTAATGGATTAGTTGTTGAGAAAGCTTATGTACAATCTGTTGGTACACCCGATGCAGCAGGAGATGTAACACTTACTATAGCTGGATATGCTGGAGCTATCACTGCTCACGCTGCTGGTAAAGTATTTGTATACGGTTCTGAATATGCTAAAGGTACAAGCAACGCTGGTACATCTGTAGACGCTGCTTTCGAGCAATTCAACAACAAGCCAATCATTCTTAGAGATAAGTATGCTGTAAGCGGTTCTGATACTGCACAAATTGGATGGGTTGAAGTAACTACTGAAGCTGGAACTTCTGGGTACTTATGGTACTTAAAGTCTGAGCACGAAGCAAGAATTCGTTTTGAAGATCAATTAGAAATGAGTATGATTGAAGCTGAAAAAGCTGCTAACGCAATTACGCCGGCTGCTAATTTAGGTGGAGGTACTCAAATCACTGGATCTGACGGACTATTCGCTGCGCTTGAAAACAGAGGGTTAGTTTATACTGATGCTGATTTCGGAGCTGCTGGAACTGGACTAGAAGATTTCGACGCTATCTTAGGAGAGCTTGATAAGCAAGGAGCAATCGAAGAGAATATGTTATTCTTAGATCGTTCTACATCTTTAGGTATCGATAATATGTTAGCTGCTCAAAATTCTTATGGAACTGGAGGTACTTCTTTTGGAGTATTCGAAAATTCTGAAGATATGGCACTTAACTTAGGATTCTCTGGATTCCGAAGAGGTTCTTACGACTTTTACAAAACAGACTGGAAATACTTAAACGACGCTACTACACGTGGATTAGTTGGAGATGTTGAAGGTGTTATTGTACCAGCTGGGACTTCAACTGTATATGACCAAGCATTAGGACAGAACATTTCAAGACCATTCTTACACATCCGTTACAGAGCTTCTGAAGCAGATGATAGAAAAATGAAATCTTGGATCACTGGATCTGTTGGTGGAAACTATACAAGTGACGAAGACGCAATGAACGTTCACTTCTTATCAGAAAGATGTTTATGTGTACAAGCTGCTAACAACTTTGTGTTATTGAAAAAAGCATAGAGCTTAATTAATGTAATTCTTACCCTCGTTACATCAACGGGGGTAATTATTACTTTTATCAATTATTTAATTTTATTATATTATGGCTAAAAAAGCTAAAGTAGCAGAAGAAACTGTTGAGGTTGCGCCTCAAATTGTTGTGGAAAAAGCAGCACCAAAAGTAAAGGCACTGGTAAAACCCGTGTTTGAATTTAAAGACAGAACTTATGTTTTAAAAACAGGTAAATCACCATTAGTTTATAGTTTACCTTCAAAGCATTCTGCAAGAAAACCTTTATTGTATTTTGACAAAGAATTAGGTTACAATAGAGAAATTAGATATGCAACAAATCAACCGTCTGCTTTTGTAGACGAACAAAAAGGAACTTCAACATTAGGTAGAATTATATTACGTAATGGCCAATTAGTAGTACCTAAAGAACAAGTTGCACTTCAAAAATTATTATCATTATACCACCCATATAAAGATCAAATATATTATGAATTTGATCCTGTTGGAATATCAGAAAATGAATTAGATTGGATTGAGCTAGAATTAGCGGCTTTAAACGCGGCTAAGAAATTGACTGTAGATGAAGCTGAAGCAATTCTTAGGGTTGAATTTGGAAGCAAGGTTAGTCAGTTATCTTCTAGTGAGATAAAAAGAGATTTAATGATCTTTGCAAAAAGACAACCTCAAACTTTCATTCAGCTAGTAAATGATGATAATGTTCAATTAAGAAATGTAGGTGTGAAAGCTGTAGAGGCTGGAATCATAAGCTTATCTCAAGATCAGCGAACATTTTCTTACGGTGACACAAATAGAAAATTATTAACGATTCCTTTTGATGAGCACCCTTATTCCGCTTTAGCCGCATACTTCAAGACAGATGAAGGTATGGAGGTTTATAAAGCAATAATGAAGAAACTTTATTAAGTTACTTTTATAGCGGTTAGGTCGCTTTAAGAGTGGCCTAATCACTATAAATAATAATAAAAGAATATGAGCGTAAGTATAGATACTGTTTACCAAAGAGTATTAGGAATACTCAATAAAGAACAACGAGGGTATGTTACGCCTCAGGAATTTAATTTGTTCGCAAATCAAGCTCAAATGGATTTGTTTGAACAATACTTTTATGACATCAACCAGTTCGGGAGAGTGCCGGGTAACGACACTGAATACTCCGACATGCTTGATGTATTAAATAAAAAAATATCAGCCTTTGAAACTAAGCAAGCCTTGACACGTAATCTTACAGATACACGGTTTGTTTTACCGGCGGACATGTACCGACTTGGTACAATTATATATAAGCATGTAACAACTAAAGACTTATATCCTTCTCCCACTCAACCTGCAAATTACCCAGTAGCAAATCCAACTGTCTACAGACAAGAAAATATACATTATGTTGAAGCCGAAAGGATAAATCATAATGAATTTTTATATATAAACTCTTCTCCTTTAACCAAACCTAAGGATTCAAGACCAGTATATACTTCTGATACAGAGGGGCTGGAGGTTTACGGTAGTTCTGATATAGTGACGGATGTTAGCGCAACGTATATAAAAAGGCCAACAAAAGTAGAATGGAAATACCAAACAGTTTATGGAGAAGCATTATATGACTCTACTTACTCTGTTAATTTTGAATTAGATCCATCAGAGGAATCTGAATTGGTTATAAAGATATTAGAATTAGCTGGATTGCTAGTTAAAGATTTAAGTATATATCAAGTATTTAATTCAGAAGAACAAGAACAAATACAACAAGAAAAAGCATAATCTATGAGCGTAATAAACCAAACAGACGAACAATACTACTTAGGTCCAGACGGTCAATGGAATAGCTGGGATGAAGATTATGGAGCGTACCAATTTACAAGCATTAAAGATATCGTGAATAACTTTATAATATCTTATGTAGGTGAAGGTAAGATAATAAGCAAAATAAAACGAACAGATGTAGCTTTTCATGCTCAGCGTTGTTTACAAGAGTTTAGCTATGATATTTTACCATCTGTAAAGTCACAAGAAATAGAGATAGGGCCAAGCCTGAATTTTATACTACCTAAAGATTATGTAAATTATGTTAAGGTAACATGGACAGACGAAAGAGGGATTGAAAGAGTAGTCTACCCTGCTATAAAAACTTCAAATCCATTACCTATATTGCAAGGATCAGACTACCAATACTTGTACGATGAGCAAAACAGGGAGCTATTATTAGCGGATCAATCGCAAACAAAGACAGCTTTCCAATCTTCACCTAGTGGTCAACAAAATTCAGACAATATAAATAGCTCTGACATAATTGCCAATAATCACTTTGGAAGAAGATATGGGCTAACACCAGAAAGAGCTCAAGCTAATGGCGTGTTTTATATAGACCCCATAGCCAACATAATAAACTTTGACTCTAGCTTTGTAGGTAGAATAGTTACATTAAAATATATATCTGACGGCTTAAGCGGGGACGACGAGGATCTTACAGTACATAAATTCGCAGAGGAAGCAATGTATAAATACATAGCTCACGCGATTTTAGCAACGAGAATCAATACTCCGGAATACTTAGTTAATAGATTTAAAAGAGAATTAGCCGCCGCGAGACGTAATACAAAAATAAGATTATCAAATATTAAAATAGAGGAAATTGCTCAAGTTATGCGCAATAAGTCCAAAATCATAAAACACTAGAATATGCCAGAATTAATTCACACGTTTACGTCAGGGAGAATGAACAAAGACCTTGACGAGCGTTTAGTTCCAAATGGCGAGTATAGAGATGCTCTAAACTTAGAAATATCTACCTCTGACACGGGCAACGTAGGTGCTTTGCAAAATATTCAAGGTAATACGCCTAAAATATATAGCTATAAAAATCCAAGCACAGGTGCCTACACTGAATGGGGATCTGGTTATATAAACGCTTTAGTGTCCCCTGTTAAAATAGGTGAAATAAGAGATGCAATAAACGAAACCATATACTGGTTCATATCAAGCGTAGGAGTGAGCGCTATCGCGGAGTACGACCAAAAAACAGAAGTAGTTGTTCCGGTTTTAGTAGACACGCAAGGTATATTAAATTTTAGTAAAGATTACTTAATAACAGGTATAAATATAATTGAAGATTTATTATTTTGGACAGATAATCAAACTGAGCCTAAGGTAATAAATATAAATGATTTTAAAAGTGCCACTTCCCCAACCCCTGGCTTAACGGGGAACTTTTTCACTCATACGGTATTCAATGGTAGAGATTTTATAGAAGAAGATATTACCGTTATAAAGAAAGCGCCAACGGTCCCTCTTAGCTTAAGATTAGCTGAAACAAGAGCAGTGGATCAAGATGGTAATCCAGCTATTGTTGAAACTACAACACAACAAAACTTTGTAACAGATGACCCAGGGGCGCCTAACAACTGTGTAGATGTAACATGCCGAATCCCTATGCAAATAGGTGAGGAATTGACTTTAACCTGGGCTAGTTCTCCATACCCTTTTTATAGGGTAGGCGATATACTAACCTTAGACGGATCCGCTGTAGATGATGAAAATTTTGAAAACGAATATCAAGTAAGAGTAGAAGTAATGGCTGTCCCTCCAGGGGTTACACAAACTTATGCTGAAGTAAAAATACTTGTAGTTCCAGAAACTGTACAAGATGTAGATATATTTTGGGAGGTTAAAATTGATGAGCCACCATTTTTTGAATTTAAGTTTCCAAGATTTGCTTACAGGTACAAATATAAAGATGGATATTATTCAACTTTTTCCCCATTCTCTGAAATAGCATTCTTACCTGGTGAATTTGATTACGAAACAAAAAAAGGGTATAATCTAGGTATGGTAAACCAGCTTAGGCAATGTATCATAGAAGGCTTTAGGCCCTCTAATATACCTTTAGATGTTGTTGAAGTAGACCTTTTGTATAAAGAAAGTAATAGCACAAGCGTGTACGTGGTAGACACATTCATTAAGGGTGATGATATATGGAACGCTAATGAATTCAATATAGAATCTGAAATCATATCTTCAATATTGCCGTCTAATCAGCTATTAAGAAATTATGATAATGTGCCCAGGGTAGCAAAAGCTCAAGAAATTACTGGTAATAGAATAGTCTATGGTAATTACCTTCAAAACTTTAATTTAAAAGATCTATTTAATATAGATGTATCTCCTACTTTAACACAAACTATTACCCATAATGACAAATGGGACTGTGACTACACTAACGGCAGCTGTGAACATACGCTAACACTAGCAGGTGAAAGTTTACCAAAAGTACCATTTCAATCTATAAAATCGCAGAGAACATATCAAGTAGGTGTAGTATTCCAGGATAAATATGGCAGACAAACACCGGTTTTTACATCGGAATCTGCCGCAACAACATTACAAAAACCTGAGGCAATTGAGTATAACCAAATAACAGCTCAAACCGATGGGAATGCTCCTGTTGGTTTCGAGGGCTTTAGATACTATATAAAAGAAACATCTAACGAGTATTACAACCTAGCTATGGACAGGTGGTACGATGCTGAAGACGGTAATGTTTGGATAAGTTTTCCTTCTGCGGAAAGAAATAAAGTTGACGAATCTACGTTCTTAGAGCTAAAGAAAAGACATGACAAAGACGAATTTGTATCAATACCTGCTAAATACAAAGTAGTAGCTATTTCAAATGAAGCGCCTCTGTTTTTAAGAAAAGTAATAAAAGTTGCAGGTAGTGTTGACGGTAGTGATAACATAGTTGACACTGGAATACCTCAACCAGATTTTACAGCTATAGACATAAAAGAGGATGCTCTAGAGGCTAGCACGGCTAGATCAATATTAGATTCAACGCAAAAGCAGAGAATAGTAAGAGTATACACAACTACAACAAGAAGTAATTGGTATAATGTAACTAGTATTCAAACCAA